TTTAACAGCATTGCGGGATCGAGTAGAAACCGCGGTCGCTCGTTATCTCGGTTATCCGGCTCCAGATGGATCGTTAAATCCTGTTCTCGATGTCTCGACCTATACGGTCTTTGTTGATGCACCTACAATGTATGATTCTTTTACTTTGCAATTACCGATAGCACCGATCGCGACTATCACTTCCATACATGTTGATATTAATCGGAAGTACGAAAGTGATAGTCTGATCGATGCTTCGGTTTATTCTTTTAATGCTCAACTTGGAAGGATCTACATAGATCCGAATCAAGCCACTACACAATTCCAAACCGGCTATCGTACTAACAAAGTAATCATTACAGCTGGCTACACTTCTGTCACATTACCAGATGATCTGGAACATGCAATTTGTGTTTGGTGTTCTCAACTACACCGAAACAAAGCCAACCAAGGAAAAGAACAAATCAGCCAAGCGAACTCCACGGTTAGAATATCGGTTAAAACGATTCCGGACGAGGTCAAAGAACTATTGAACCCGATCAGACTTCCGCGAGTTGTGTTATGAGTCGAGTTTATAGATTTGATCAGTTTGTCGATTTGATGAACAGAAAACATCTTAACACAAGAAAGACCTTTGAACGGTTAGCGGTGAGAGTAAGAAGACAACTTTCATATGAGGCAAAGAAGAACGCAACCACATATCCACGAAGAAGAACCGGCGAACTTTACAAGTCGATCAAGGCTACAGTCAAACCGACACAAGACGAGTTCTTGATTTCTCTCACGGCTGGAAATGAATCCGCTTTCTATGCGCGATTTGTTGAACTTGGAACCAGCGGTAAAGGATCGATGGCTCCGAGATATTATCTTCGCCGAGCTTTTGAAAAGGTCAATTCCTTTGTGCCGAACGACTTGAGAAAGTATCTCGGTTTATATTTGCGAGATCCTGACTTCTACGGTCAACGAGAATAAAATGGCCGATTGTCGAATAGTCAAAATCCATAAGAAGATCCAAGAACTGATCGGTGTATCATATGCGGCCGGCTTTTCTGGTTTGAATCTTACAGGAAATGTAATTCGAGGAATGGTCGACGAACCACCGGTGATCCCGTTTGCGTGTGTAAGGTTCGAAGATGCGATCGAAGATTACGGTCCTACTATGGGCCGGTATCGCGGTGATGCTCTCTTCGAAATTTATTGTTTTGTCGGTGGTGCTTCATTCGAAGAACGCAGTGATGCGGCTTTGAATATCTCGAGCGATATGATCAGCAAACTGACAGCTATTAGAAATCTATCTTTGCCTGATGATGTCGATGATATCAAGTGTGATTTCACAAGTATCGACGGAGACAAAGTCGGGCTAAATGGAATCGGAATCGGTTATATCCGTGCAACTATTAAATTCCAATCCGATAACGGTGTATAATATGACATGGTATGATTCAAATTTCAAAGATCGTTATCCTGTAGCTATTAATGTGATCGGTGGATCTGAGACAGCCGGAACAGAAGACGTCGAGATCGTTGTTCCAAAAGACTTCGATCGCTTCTGGACTTCTATTCGGCCGGATGGATTTGATATCGTGATAGCTGATCCAGATGGAAACGCTGAAGCATTCAAGAGAAGTGTCTATAATTATGCTGACAGATCTTTGACTCTACAAGCCGATAATGTAAACTTTCAGAATCGAAATAGTGTCGCTCTTCTTTATATTTATTTTAACAATCCAGATCAATCTTCTGATCTTGCAGGTTCATTTGTCGCAAGTTCACCAAAGATCGGAACGATAGCTTTGAATAGACCTTCTTCTTTGTCAGTTGGAAATCTTGAGCAAGGTCAAGGAAATGACTCACCGGCCGCATCTTTTCAGAAAACAGAAGACGAAGAGGTTTATATCTGGTTCCGTGTTGGCTCTTTGTTGACTCGCCGAATCAGTCAATACAATAATCATCTTGATTATGAACAGATAAGCTATATCAAAGTTCAGTCACTCGATGCAGCTGGATCAAATGATGCGAATCGTTACATAGAAGGCGAGACAAGATTTTTGCCTTCTTGGGTCGGTGTAAAAGTTAAAGCAGGATCGGCCGGCGTTGATTATACTATAGCTGTTGAGATTGTAACAACTTCGAGCGGTCTAACTCAAACCTTGAGCGCGCGCGCACTTTTAAGAATACGAAACCTACTACCTTAGGATTAAAATCATGGCTCAAATATTCGGAAGAAACTCTTTTATCAATGCAGGCGAAGAAGGTACATATGGAACCATTTGTGCAGCTTTCCAAAATAGCGCGCGTTTGTATTCTGTATCCTTGGCGAGAACTCAACAACGAGATCGAAAGTCTGATCTATCTACCAGCGATGGAGCCTTCTCACAAAATCATTTTGATATTTTCGAAGAAGCCGGCGGTGCGATCGAGATTCCTTTAAGATATGATCATGCTGGCCTTTTCCTATATGCGGCTTGTGGACAAAAAACCACGACTCCAGACGGTGCGCTTTTCATCCATGATTACAAATGCGGGACTACCGATCTACCTGCTATCTCGATCCAGTTGCAACGAGGATCAGGAAACAGAGAAACCTTTCTTGGTTGTAAAGTACAGTCAATGGAAATAAGCGGTGCGGCCGGCGAAGAGATCAAAGCATCATTTGAGATCATTGCACAAACAGCAAATACTCGATCCGGTACAGCTTCACCAACATTCGGCGATGGAAAACAAGCTTTTCACTATGAAAGTTCAGCGATGCAAATCACACCTTCCGCCGGCGGTGCTACTGTTAACTATAAGCTGATCAACTTCACGCTAACTTTGAACAATAGCATCGAGCGAAAAAATGTTCTCGGTTCCAAGTTAACAGAAGAACCAGAGATCACCGACTTCCGATCAATCGAACTATCAGCAGAATGCTATCAGGAAAATGATACTCTTTATGATTTACAGCTTTCCGGAACCCCTCATGATATCGTGATCGAGTTTGTTGAGACTGGAACAAATCATTATATCAAGTTGCTGATCCATAACGCAGTGATTACGGACTTCGACGATGCTATTGATACGGTTGGTCGGTTGACTCAAAGCTTCACCTTTTTGGGCTTTTCCGATTCATCAAATGAAGCTTTGGAAATCCAGATTCGAAATGATAGGAATGATTCTATTTAATTTCTTTTAATAAAATAAAAATAAAAAATTGGGCTGACAATGTATAAAAAAAAACCGATATCACAAAAAAAGGCTTTTGCCTTCATAAAAGAACATCATCGACATTTTAAGTCGATTCAAGGTGATGTTTTCCGAATTGGACTTTTGAAAGATGGAAGGCTGATAGGTGTTATTTCAGTTGGTCGACCGGTTAGTCGATACTTAGATGATGGCTATACTTGCGAAGTTAGAAGACTTTGTATCAATGGTCAACACAAAAATGCATGTTCTATTTTGTATTCCTCAGCGGCTCGAGCGGCAAAAGCTTTAGGATATGAAAAAATAATCACATATATTCTTGAGAATGAAAGTGGCGTTTCTGTGAGAGCTGCTGGATGGGAAATTTCTCATAAATCAAGAGGTCAAAATTGGTCGAGAACATCAAGGCCACGAGATCAAAAATCATTATTTCAAACTCTCAATAAAGTTTGTTATCATAAAATATTAAAAGGCTGACAATGAAACATATAATCAATCAAATAATTTCACAATCAAAATTTACAGTTTCCGCTTTTGCTGGAAAGCTACTTCTTGAAGGTCGGATTCTTTCACCGAGTGAAGCACACGCGGCCGGTCTAACATCTGGATTGTTAGCGGCTGCGATGGCTGATCCAAAACAACTCCAAGCCATGAGTCAAATCAAAGATGATGAAACAGATCAGAACTTCGAAGAGATTCTCCAGCTTGCTAAAAGAATAAGACCGGAAAACATCGAAGCCATGGGAGAAGCACACGACAAGATTCTTTGTCGAGTTATTAAAAGAGCATCTTCCGACAATGGCGAGACATGGCAGAATATCATTCTTGTTGAAGGAGTCGATCAACAAGATGCGGAAAAAAACCGGCTTTGGGTCGGCATGATTCCAGAAGATGACCGAAAGCAAATCCTCGATCATGCTTTACAAGGTCACAAGAAAGCCGTCGAAAGTATAAGGGGGTCACTTTGAAAACGATCCTCAAATCTTCGATCTGTTTGATATCTTGGCCGATAGTTATGGTGTCTTACCTTCTGATCTTTTGGGCCTCTCTTTTCAAGAGATCATGTTCAATATCAGGTGTTTGAAAAGCCGATCCTATCGTATGAATAAATTGATGAAGCAAAGTAACAGAAAAAAAGCTATGTTATTTCCGACTGTCAACATTTCTGATTTGCTGAGAAGTTTATAAAATGGCCGAAAACATAATCAAATATATACTCGACATCGAAACGAAAGGAGCCGAAAGAGGACTCAAAGAGGTCGCCGGCGATTCTAAGAAAGCGGCTACAAATGCGGCCAAGTTTGGAAAAGATGCTTTGTTATCTTTGCCGTCGATTCTTCAGAATGTCGGCGAATCAATGTTTAACTTTACGCGTGATGCCGTCGATGCAATTAACCGGCTTAATGATTTATCAACAGCTTCGAATCTCAGCGCGTCAACTATTCAAGCGGTGAGTCTTGCTTTTGAGGCATCCGGACAAAGCGCAAGTCAAGCGGACACATTCGTAAAGAAGTTTCCGCAACGACTCGCGGACATAAGAAAAGAAGGATCTGATAGCAATCGAATCTTAAAACAAATGGGCATTGAGATCGGAAATGCGGCGGACGGCTATCGCTCCAGTGATGCCGTTTTCAAAGATATTATCACCACACTTCAGAACATGGAAGACGCCGAACTAAGAACGGCCGCGGCTCAAAGGATATTCAAGCGGGACGTCGGAAATCTTTTGGTAGCACTTGGTAACACAGGACCGATCGAGAACTTCATCAAGTTTACTGAAAAGTTTGGAGTCGACACTAAAAAGAGCGCTGAAGATGCGGCCGAGTTCCAACAAAAGCTCGCGGCTCTCGGTTTGGCTTTTGCCTTTGCGCGTGATCGTATTGTTGAAAGCTTTGGAGGTTATAAGTCATTTAATAAGTTACTAAGTGTTACAATTGGTGCTGTTGTTTTCGCGGCTGAAATGATCAGGCTTTTTAGTAATGAATTTATAACATTAGGAAACATAATCACTAAAATTTTAAAATTTCAGTTTAAACCTTTTCTAGATGTTTTGAACGGTTTACAGCTTTTGAAAGACGTTGGTTTTGTGGATAATTTAGCAAATGATATACAAAGGCTTTCAGGAGCAAAAGCCGGAACTGGATTTTTACAAAACTTTGAAGGAAGGCTCAATTCAGCAAAAGCAGCGGCGGCCGAAGCAAGAGAAGCAATTGCAGGTTTTAATAAAACAACAGAAAAAACCGGTAAAAGTGGCAAAACGGCGAAAACAGCTTTGGAACAATTGAAAAAGCTATTCTCAGATCTTGATAAAGAAGCCGGAAAAGATGCAGCTGGCGCAAAAAAGACCGGTAAAAGTGCGGCCGAGAAAGCCGCCGAAAGATTAATCAAGGCTCAAGAGAAGGCAAAAGAAAAGCTCGCGGACTTGATGAGAACTCTTGAGATGGGAGACAT